TATCTACAATCTCACATTCACCAGATACACAAGCTAATGCCTGAGTTCCAGTAGTAGTGTCTTCTAGTTCATATAATGACAAAGCATTCCAATCAATGTTTTTAGGCATTTTATCAAGAAGTTCTTGATATTGATCTTTTGTAACTTCTTGATATGGTGCCTGAACATATGTGTGCTCAGAGTATGGCAAAAATGAAATACCAGATACTTCATCAAAATGCTTGTATACCCAAGCACCTACCTCCATCCATTCATCTTCTTTTACAGATACGGTAATTGAAGGTTTGTGCTCACACCAATGTCTTTGATATGTCAACCAAATTTCAAGTTGTTGTAATGCTGTCAATTTATCTCTGGTGATTGCATGTGATGGAGCTTTTACTGGAAATGAAAACACATAAGTATCATTTGGCTTCATTACATCATCTTCTGCAGGAATGCCTGCATCTTTTAAGAAACTTGAAATAGGATCATTTTTAGAACCACGAACTGTTCTAATATAATATTCTGAATGCCATGGATGCATTCCTGAAGATACCCCGACCAATTGAGATACTGTGCCTGACGGCTTAACACAAGTTACTGCTGCTGAAGCGGGAATCCCAATTTTCTCTGCCTCTACAACGTTTGTAGTAACTGCATATTCACGAAGATTATCTAAAACTTCTGCAAGAACTTTTAAATTTTCTTGTCCAGAAAAAAACTTGTGTCCAAATTGTCCTGTTAATGAAACTCCAAGTAGGCGTTCTTCTTCTGTATTATCTTTCCAAATTTTGCGAATGTATTTAAAATCTGTAAGCGTTGATTGCCATGTTCCAAGAATTGAAGCAAGACGAACTTTATTCTTTACATCTTCAATAGTATCTTTTTCACGCAATACAACTTCTGAAAGGTTACAAAATTGATAAGGGCGAAGAATAATTTCTGAACATGGGTTTGTACCATAATGAATATCTGGGCTACGACGACCATATTTTGCTGCTTGTGCTTGCGCTGCTGCAACATTATAAATTCCACGTTCTCCAGACTTTGAATCATACAAAGATTTCCATTCTGCAATAAATTGAGCCATTTCTGGTTTGCGTGAGTATGCTACAGAGTTATTTGATAAAGAGCGTTGTGAATTTGATTCCCACCAATTACCAGCTTTTGCAGCTGCCATTTCAATATCATTAATATTTGAAAGTGAAATCATTGCAGAACGACGAACTCCTCCAACAACTACAACTTCGCCAATCTTGCACATAATGTCATGACATTCAATTGGCTTAAGATTGCGACCAAGTGCTCCTTTAAAAATTTGTACTGTAAAATCAAAAAGATTAACTAATGGTTGTGGACCAGACGAACGTCCACCCATTGTTTTAAGTCGTGCGCCTGCAGGGCGAACTTTACTTACATCAATTTGTGGAATTTGTCCAGCCCAAAGCAATGACAAAAATTCACGATAGGCTTTTGCCCAACCTTCTTTTGAGTCGCCAACAGAAACAACTGTATTTGATTTTTCTAATGTTTCAGGAAGGACGGGGAGTTTATTAATGTACTTATATTCAACAGAGAATCCAACACCAGTACCACACATTAAAATATACATAGCTTCATCAAATGATCTAGCATTATCAACTGGAAGAAATGCACAGTTATATCCAGAAACATTTTCTCTTTCTAATGCTGGTCCAGAAGTCATAACACTTCTCATAGATGGCATAACATTTCTGTTAAATACAGCATCACGAAGTTCCTCTAAAGTTCTATCATCTGGAACATAACCATGTTTTTCACGCAATTGAATAACCATAAACTTAAAGTATCGGTCTACAGTTTCTCCCCATGTTTCTCTGCGATTCTCATCTTCTAACCAACGGGCGTAGCGAGAGAGTGCAATAAAATTTTCATATGGGTTTTCAATTGTGTTTGACATGTTGCTCCTAAAATTGATTTTTGAATAGAGATTAAGTGTATCATGAGGATTTTTATAAAATCAGAATTTTACTATTTTATATATTATTAGTTTGTTTTAAATGTGTATTTCCTGAAATTAAAGATTTTAGGCAAAGCCCCCCTACCCCCCATAAAAAAAATAATTTTTACAGGTTGTAAGAGAAGCTTTTAAAATCAAAATTAGGAAAAGTATTTCCTTCATTATGAGTTTCAGTGAAAAGCCCCCACAAACCAATTCTGATTGTAGCATAACAATATTTTCTTGTCTAGTGAACGGGGATATTGACATCAATTTTAATGCGTGGTACCATTGAAGTCTACTCTTACCCCAGGAGGTACATATGAATAATATGAACAAAGCAAGGATAAGAACAGTATGGGCAACAATTGGTATGATGATAATCACATTGTTGTTTGGTACAACCAAAGCTCATGCTATAACAGCACCAACTATATCGTACAGCAGCGATGTATTGTATGTCAACAATTATGTTAATTTGGTTAACATCAAAGATATTATAACTGTTGATATCAGTAAAAATAAAAGTAACAATGTCGTTTATCTCGTTAGAGATTTAAAAACTAAAACAACTTTTACAATGCCCTCATATAGCAAATTGCTAAATTTAAAAACAAGAGTAGACAAAAGGGTAATAATCTCAAGATTAGCAAATGGAATCATGAGTCAAGAAACAGGTGGTGTAGGAGCATATCTACGCCATTCTTATTCCAGCAGTGCATGTGGAGCTTTTCAGTACATGTCTGTAACATGGGATAATTTTATGGGTTATAAAGATCCCTGCAAAGCCCCATCATGGGTACAAGATCTTCGCATGACGTCTGAATTAAAGGCTTCTTACGAAAAGTACCATGATTGGAAAAAAGCAGTGGCAGCCCATTTATCACCAGCAAGGGCGGGAAATATGAAAACTTGGAATCAACCACTAAAAGGTAATCCTACCGTTCTTCAATATGTCACATCTGTATTTCAGAAGGCAAACATAGCACTCTGATGAAAATTCAAGTTTTCTCAGAATATTATAACTTAGCACAGGCGGGTAGGGTAAAACCTCTCGCCTGTCCTAATCACAGGGACGAAGAAGGTCTACCAATAGTTTTATATTGGCTGACACATAAAGAAGTAGATGATACAATCATCTTATACTGTACCGCTTGCGGTTACGAACAGAGAGCTGGATTACAGCTTTATGAAAATATTATTGAGCAAATTAGGAGAGTAAAAAATGGCATATGAGCCAAAAGCTGGAGATTACGGAGTAGTAAGGACAAATGGATGGGCTGCAAAGTTTATTCAAGTTGGAACTATTTCAAGATGGAACCATGCCTTTATATACATTGGAGACGGGCAGATTGTAGAAGCTCGTCCAACAGGAGTAGTTATATCTTTAGTAAATCAATACCCTAAAATTGCTTGGAATCAACATGAAGATATTGATGACAATACACGAGGTAAGATTGTTGCAGCAGCACATCATTTTGTAGGGCAACCTTATGGATTTCTTGATATAGCAAATATTTTATTCAGAATTCTTGGACTTAAAGCTTTAGCAAATACAAAGCTATTTGAGAAGCTTGCAATGAGTCATGGGCTTATCTGTTCAGAACTTGTCTCCTTAGCTTATAGGGACGCTGGGATTGATTTAACAGGTACTCCTGATCATACTGTAACCCCTGGCGATTTAGCAGAGCGATTAATTTATCAGTGAGCCGAAAAAAGGAATAATGGATTTTTTACCTATAGTTGATGGAAGATCATGTCAAGATTGTACAAAGTGTTGTGAGGGCCATTTAAGGGCAGATATCAAACTATCTGACGGACGGGAAACTTGGATTGGTCAAGAAGAAGATGGAAGCCTACACCCATGTGCAGTTTTACAATTAGGAGTAGGGTGCGGGGCATATAAAGAAAGACCAGTAAATCCATGTGCTATATTTAAATGTGATTATTTAACAGATTCTACTATGCCTGAATCATTTAAGCCTTCAAGAAGTAATGCTATTTTTAATACTCGTACAATTAAAGATATTGAATATACGATGCTGATTGAGGCGGGACGGAAATTAGATTCAGAAGTTTTATCTTGGGCAATAGAAAAACATTTATCTGCAGGTACAAATTTTGCATGGAGAGTATTAGGAAATATATTTTGGATAGGCTCTGAAAAGTTTAATAATATGATGGCAGAAGATTATCCATTATTGGCTGAAGGAACCTCACATGGCACGAATACACATTGAGAGGGCTTACATTGAGCCGTTCGGGGAAGAAGAAGAAAACCTCTCCATATTGATCCATATTAAAGAAACAGATGCCGAGGGCAATATAAATCATATATATGCGGGCAAAGTAGAATTAGATCAACCCATTAAATGGCTTTATACAGAAAACAATAAAGATGGGGATTTGATAATTAATAATAGTCAGTCTATGGAAGCCAATAAATGGAACTATCTGACTAAAGAGATAATAGGCGGGGAAATTGATGGGTAATCTAGGGGAAGAAATAGAAGATAATACTCTTATACCTATAGTAGAGAATATAAGAGAGTTATTAGGGGCTTTATTTATCCAGGAACAGAGAAATTATGATATGTTATGTATTATAGCTGATAAACTAGGTGCTGATAGTAAGGGTTTGTATAAATTACATGAATCTGGACAGATTCTAGCTCCCGCCCCGTCCTTTATATTTGAAGAAGAAGATAATAATGAAACCAATAAGTGATTTATGTCACAATATATCGTATAACTATGTAGAAGAGGGTGATCTATATCACATATATACGGATAAGTACTTTTTTATGATTCCCGCCAATACTTTTGATCATCTAATATATGGATTAGAAGCACATTATAAGCAAACTGAGCTTTTAGAAAAATTTTCTGATGAAGAACTAGAGATATTACAGAAAAAAAGACCTAGAAAATCTGCTATAGATGAAATTGATTATCAAATAGAGAGAAAAGGCTATAATGGAGAAATTATTAAGGCTTCTGATCTGATTTCCCGCCTTCCTTTTGCATCACAATCTAGAAATCGCAATGGAAAACAAAATATTGCAGATAAAAGATGGAAAAATGCTTTAAAATCTGAAAATCCCAAGGTTGAAAGACTTTTAGAATG